TTTTCGCCTCCCTAAAAATCTGAAATTTCTACTTGACTTTTATTAGCAGGTCTTTCTCCGATTAAACGGTGGGCAGGGCTTCACCGTCGTTCCGGGCAATGCCACGGAAGTCGCGGACGCTGATGCCCCAGTCGAGGTACATATCCCAGACGAAGCCCAGGGTGCCGGGTACCTCCATGCGGCGGACGGTGGGGGTCTCCTGGCCGTTCAGGTAGTCCACCTGGATACCACGGGCGCTGTCGCTGCTGGCCACCATGAACCAGGGGCAGGCCCCGGTGCCTGCCAGGGCATTCAGCACGGGAGACTGGACGATCTGCAGGGGGTAGTTGTACAGCGGGTTGATGTCGTTGTTGCTGGAGCCGGTCACCTGGGTGGAGTGAAGAATGACGGCCAGGTCGAACTCGTAGCCCACGGGCACCACGATGGTTCGGGGGGTGATGTAGATGGCCTCCCCGAACTGATCCACCTGCTGCTGCATCTTCAGGATGATCTGCTGGATGCTGGCCTGGGAGGGCTTGCTGCCGGCGGTGATGTGGTTGCGGTGATCCGCGCTGAAGAACTTCTTCCCGTCGAAGATGGCCTTGTTCTCGAAGAGCAGCTTGTACACCTGCTTGTCGATGGTCTTCTTCGCCGCCGTGGCGTAGAGGCCGGGAACTTCGGTCAGGAAGCCGATGTCGTCGTTGATGAAGGCCTGCCGGGTCATGCTGAACTGCTTCCCGTAGGTGTCCAGCTTGCGCTGGGGCAGGCGATCAGTTCTGGGCGCATCGGCCTTGAGTTCGCCGTTCTCCGGCACCAGCAGGAAGTCGCCCACGCCGCCGATGACGTACTCGTGGTCTGCAGTCTGCTTGAAGTCCTTCAGGCTCCCGGTGGTAGTGAAGGCCTGGAAGGTGGTGGGTACATGGTTGTACAGGTAGACGATGCTCTTGCGGATGGTCTCATCCAGAATGGCGGGGAAGGCTGCGGTGGGGTTGTAGAACTGGCGGCTCAGCTCCGCGTAGAGGTCATCGCCGCTCATGCGGAGCAGGGCGCTGGCGTTGTGCTGCCCGTCCCGCATCAGGCATTCGATGCCCAGATCGCGCAGGCTCATGCCCTGCAGCTGACGTGCGCCGGGTGTGGGATTCTCCACCGCCACGCGGGAGCACCGAAGCAGGAGAGCGTCGGAGGCGTCTCTGCGGAATTCATCCTCCCCGGAGCCGGTCACCTGGACGCTGGTGGACAGGGGGGCGCGGTTCGTGCGGAGCTGTTCGAGGATCGCCGCCCTGACCTGATCCACGGTGGTGCCGTTGGAGATGTAGTCCGCCGGGTCGACGCCGAAGTCCCGGCACATGGCGGTGATGTCGGTGATGCGGGTGCGCTCTGCCTCGACGGCTCTCTGGGCGTCAGTGGGGGTGCCCTCCGGTGCGGGAGTGCCATCCGGGGTGGTGCCAGTGGCCTGCCGCTGCTGGGCCTCATCGGCGGCAATCTCGGCGGTCAGGGTGTCGATCTCCCTCTGCAGAGTGTCAAATTCACTCTGCTCCTCTGCGGTGAGGGAGCGGTTCGCCGCCTTGGCTGCGTTCACCAGCTGCTGCTGGCGAGCAATTTTGGCGGCTCTCTGCTGCTGCTTGTTCATAGCATTTACCTCCTGCTGTTATTCAGATTGATTTGAAGTTGGCTTTCGAAGACGGCCAGCGGGATTTCTCCGGGTTGCTCCGCCTCTCGGCCCACGCCGACCGTTTCGTCAGCCGGTACCGAGACGATGGAAATTTCGAGGGGGCACCACTTCCTCGCAATTTCGCATGGCCCTGTGAATCTGCCGTCTGCGCTGGTCTTCCCAGCCAGGACTTCCTCCAGTGAATCGATGCGGTATCCAACAGAGACTCCCTTCAGGGTCTCGCTCCGCACCTTTTGGTAGATGACTTCGGATTCGGCGTCGGTGTCGAATTCCACCTCTGCGTACCCTCTGTATTCCTCCACCCAGGCCCGGTTGATCTTTCCGACCACCCTGTCCCTGTTGTGGTTAAAGAGTAGGCACCCGATGTCGTTCAGCCGGGTGAGGTCAACGGCTCCGGGGCTGTGGTCGAGGATTTCCACTCCGAACCACCGCGTCACGGGCTGCTCCGAAGAGAAGGACAGGATGAACTTCCGCTCATTGCCCTCGCCGTCCATTCGCTGCAGTGTGCCGTAGCGGCGGAGGTTATTCATCTTCGTCTTCTCCGCCGTCCTCGCCGCCTCCGGGCTGCTGCTCTCCAGTTCCCGGCTCCGAAGGGAGGGAAGCGGGGACGGTGCCTGCGGTACCTTGGCCGGTTGCCGGAGGCTCTTCCTCATCGGCATAGAGGCCGTCTGTCTTTTTCTGTCCAAGGATTACACCTCCCAGGTCGATTCCGTGTTCGTCACGGGCGTATTTGATTACCTCGCAGATGTCATCGATCTGCTTTCTCCAGTCCTGGCCGTTTTCGGCGGCGATCTGCTTGAAGGTCTTCTGGCCTGTCTGCAGGGCCGTCTTCGTGGCCACGGTTTCTTTGCTGGGGTCGATCCAGTCCTTCGGGGGTTTGGTGAAGGAGTGGGAAAAATACCGATCCTTATCCCTCCAGAAGTCCCGAATGTTCAGCGCCCCGGCCAGGACTGCCGAAATGATGAAGGTCTCGTAGATTTCGTCGAGGACATCGGCCAGCAGCTCGTCTTCCTCCGCATAGGTCATGCTGTCCTCAATCAGCCCCTGGCGGGCGCTGGAGTAGTTGGCCTCGCTCATGTCGCGGGCGGTCGCCTCGTAGCTGATGCCCTGGCCAGCCCCAATGAGCCGCTGCTGCAGCTTGATGTAGCTGGCGGCGTCGGTGGCCTGTCCCTGGGGATTGACCACCTGGATTTCATCGCCTACGTTCATCTCCTTGATCATGCCAGGGGAGATGGTCTTCCCGTCGTAGGTGTGCCGGGGGCCGGATGGGGCGCTTCCCCGTCCAATGCCAGCAGTCGGGATGGCCCTCTTGATAAAGACCGAGAGGCAGGCCTCGATCCGCTGCTTGACTGAAACGGCCACCATGAATTCATTTGCGTCCCGGATGCGGGTGACCGTCTGGCTCATGTCGCTCATCTCCCGAAGCTGGGAGGGGCGGCGCTTGCTGAAGTAGAAGATCACGTCATTGGCATCAAGGTAGATCGGGTCGATGGTGGTCATACCGTCCAGGGTGTACTGTCTGATCCAATAGCCGACGGGGGCGTTGTACCGGTTGTACTCAATTCCGCCGACCACCCGGTTCCCCTTGTGCTTGGGGAGCACCTGGGAGGCGTCCAGCTCATCCACCTCGAACATCTGAAGTTTGAAGGGGAGGACTCCGCCTGCGGTGTATCGCTTCACAAAAATGATTCCGCCGTCGACCTTCTTCCTGCGGACGGCCATGCGGAGGATCTGATTCAGGCTCTGGGTGCCGGTGACGTCGCAGTTCCTCTTTTTGCACCAAACTTTCCACAGCTTTTCGATCTCCCTGTTGAGATCGGTGTCCCCGGTGTCGGCCTGGAGCACCAGGCCCTTGCCGACCACGTTCCGAACGAAGGGGCCGATCACGGAGTTCATCATGTCGCTGTTGCGCTCCAGGTCTCTCGACCTGGCCCGGACAACGTCCCGGCTGTACCGGTCGGTGTATTCGGCGCTCTGGTTGGTGGCGTACCAGCCATGGTTGAGCCGCCGGTGGTCTCCGGCGTCGTAGTGGCGCTGCTCTGCCAGGACTTGCCGCCATGCCTCACGTCTGGCTCCGGCCTCCGGGCTGATCCAGCCGATGATTGTGTCCAGCCAGTTCATCCCGTCACCTCCCCTCGAAAAACGCGACGTAGGTGTTGTCCAGCAGGTGGCTGTTCCCCTCGCTGGCGATCTGTGCTTCGAGATCGTCCCGCATGGCCCGGAGCAGGGCAAGGTCTGCCCTGGTCAGGCTCCGGGAGCCGATTTTGTAGCTCTGGCCACCCAGGAGGACGGCCTGGATGGCCTTATTCACTTCCTGGAGCCTCTGCTGGGGCGTGTAGTCATTGTCCATGCCTTATCCCTCCGATAGCCAGCTGTCATTCTGGCCGATCCAGTTTTCCTCCGGCGTGGGGGCCGGTTCCTTTTGTGTCTCCGCCCTGGGGGGCATCTCCAATTCCTCCAGGTGGAAGGTGCGAGCGCCGAGCATATCGGCGGCGCACATGGCGTAAACCTCGCAGTCCAGAAGGTGGTTGTCCGCATGAGAGGTCTTGAGCACCCATGCCTGGATGGTGCGCTGGCCGCTCTTAACGTTGACCTTGTGCTCTGCGGTCACCTGCTCCGCATACTCCCGGTCGCAGCCCCGGTAGACCATCCAGCTGCCGGTGCCGTTCCTTTTTCGCATACGGCCTGCGATCATGTCTTTGTACTTCCCGGTGTCGATGATGGCCAGCTGCATTCCGTAGGCTCTGCTGTCGGTCTTGTTCACCTTGGATATCCTGAAGTGGGTATCCATGGGGTGAGATGATCCCTTGCTGGGCAGCGCCCAGTCTGCGTTGCTGGCGCAGAAGTCGTAGACCAGGTCGGTGTTGTCGCCGCTGTCCACCAGGGCCAGGGAGACCACCAGCGGCTCTCCGCTTTCCTCCCTGGCGTACTGCAGGTTCATGATCCGCTCGATCTCCGCGAAATTGTAGACCTGCCCGTGGGCGATGTTCTGGGAGGTCAGGTAATTCCCCCAGGCCCGGATGGTGTAGTAGATGCTGGTCTCCTGGACGTCGATTCCGGCGGTCAGGAGCCGTGCCCATTGGGGGACGATGAACTCCGGCAGTGTGGTCTGCCGCTCCAGGACAAGGTCGGCGTTGGTCTTCAGCTTTGTGTCCTCCCACGGCTCCGCGAGCCAGCTGTTGGTGAAGTTCTGGAAGAGGTCGGGGTCATCCTTGCTGGTGAGGAAAGCCTTGACCATCTCCGAAAATCGGACGAATGGGCTGTAGAGGGTATTGATCCAGAAGGCCACCTTGCGGGGGAACTGGGTCTTTTCCTCCACTGTGCGCCACTCCCCGTGGCGGAGCATCTCCGGCTTGTGCCGGTCGGTGATGATGCCGTGGCAGTTCTGGCATTCGTAAACTGCGAACTCCGCCCGGTCTGCGTAGGTCATACCGTCTTCGTTTGGGAATTTGACCTGCTGCCAGACCAGTTCGATGTACTCCCCGCAATGGGGGCAGGGCACGAAATAATGTCGGATTTGGTCTGCGGCCTCCATGGCTTTCCAGATGTGCCCGGTCTTCAGGGTGGGGGTGGATGTCTTGAAGATTTTCCGGTTGCGGAAGGTCTTCGTCCGCTCCGTGGCCAGTGAGATGGGGTCGGACTCCTTCTTCGATGCGCCTGGGTACTTGTCCACCTCATCCAAGAAGAGGTTCCGAATGGGGCGGCTGGCCAACTGCGATGGGCTGTTGGAGCCGACGATGACCAGGTACATCCCATCGAACTGAAGCTCTGAAACGGAGGAATCGCTCTCGTGGTACCGGCGCTTCAGCTCCGGCGAGGCGTTGAGCATTGGGTCGATGCGGTTCTTTTTGATGCTCTCCCCCAGGGTGTCCGAAGGGTAGACCACCATGGTGGGCGATGGGTCTTGCTGGATGATCCGTCCGATGCTGTTCAGGATGGTCTCTGTTCCACCCACCTGCGTAGGCTTCACAAAGATGACTTCCTCCGTCTCGTAGTTGCATAGCTCATCCATGATGCCTACGAGGTAGGGGGTTTTATCATTCCGCCAGGGGCCGGGGCTTCCTGACGTCTTAGCGTCCAGGATGCGGTATCGCTCCGCCCATTCGGAGACGGTCAAATCCTCCGGCGGCTGCAGGGAAGCGAGGGCCTGCTTCTGGTAGGGGGTGACCGGGTATTTTCGGAAGCGGAGGCCCCTACTTCTTCGTCCCATCGACGGCACCTCCCGGCTCCGTCACGCCAGCCACCACGAATGCGGTTAGAATTCGCCGAATCTCCCCCTGGATCGCCTTTTCGATCCGGCGCACCTCCACGGGTTCCACGTAACCGTTGATCATGTCGGCCACCCTGGCCGGGATTGCCATGGCGAAATTCTTAAAGGTCACGAAGAAGCGGGTGTAGTCGAGGATGACTTCCTCCACCGAGATGTACTTCCCGGCGGCGATGTCCGTCCGCAGCCGGTGCAGTTCCCCCTGGCTCTCCTTGAGGGCAATCTCCGCCCTCATTTTCTGCTCCCGCAGTTCGTTCTCTTTTTCGGAGCGGTTCTTCCCGTATGCCTTGTCCGAGAGGTACTTGACGTAGCTCTGGATCGTGGGCACCAGGTCATATCTCCGCCCCTCCACGGTCTCCGTGGTGGGCAGCACTCCCTCCTGGGTCAGCTGCTGGATGCGGCGGACGGTGACGCCGAACAGCTGGGCGATGATCTCCACCCGGTAATATCCGCCGCCTGCTACTTTTCCGTTGTTATCCAAATAAAGCGCCCCCCCCCCGCAATTCAAGGGTTAGTTCATCGGTGGTCATGTTGTGGCCCTCCCGCTGAAGCCCCGCTTCTCATCCATTGGCCAGCACCGCCTTTTCTCCGGTGAGTTGCTCCCACCGCTGGACGATGATGTCGGTGTTCCTGGGGTCGTACTCCATGAGGTAGGCGGTGCGGCCCAGTTGCTCTGCCGCGATGAGGGTGGTGCCGCTGCCTCCGAAGAAGTCACCCACGGCCCAGCCGGGGCGGCTGGAGTTGTTCATCAACCGTCCCACCAGCGGGACGGGCTTCATGGTCGGGTGCAGAGCGTTGCGGGTGGGCTTGTTCTCATAGTGGACGGTGGTCTGGTCTTTGTAGTCCCGGAAGATCTTCTCGATGAGAGCCAGCAGCTGCTGCTTGTTCATCTTCTTCAGTTCCAGCTCATCCTCCAGGATGACTGTATCCTGGGTGCGGTCGTTCACGAAGTAGTGCGCCGCTCCCTCTTTCCACCCGTAGAGGATTGGCTCATGCCGCCACTGGTAGTCGCTCCGGCCCATGACGAAGGCGTTCTTCTCCCAGACCAGGCATTGCGAGAGCTTTAGGCCTGCGTCAGCGTATGCCTGCCGGAACTGCAGGCCGGTGCTTTCGGCGTGGAAGACGTAGATGGCGGCTCCGGGCCGCATGGCCTCATTGAAGTTCTGGAATGCCGCCAGTAGGAAGCTGTAAAAACTGCCGGTATCCATATGGTCGTTTTCGATGGTGCTGTTCTTCCGGCTCCCTTCCTGCCCCAGGTAGGCTTCGAGGAACTCCGTCTTTGCGCCGTAGTCCACGTTGTAGGGCGGGTCGGTGATCACCAGGTCGAGCTTCTCCCCGGAGAGTAGCTGCGCCACGTCATCGGGGTCGGTGGCGTCGCCGCACATGAGCCGGTGGCGTCCAAGACGCCAGATGCTCCCGGCCCTGCTGACCGGCACGTCGATGGCCTCCGCCGCTGCATCCGGGTCGAAGTCATCCTCCTGGGCCTCCGGCGGCACTTCGGTCAGTTGGATCAGGTCTTCCAGGTCAGTGCGCTGGAAGCCGGTCACGCTGAAGTCGTAGCCCTCCAGGTCAAGCTCCACCAGGAGGTCTTTCAGCAACTGGTTGTCCCACTTGCCGGTGATCTTATTGAGGGCGGTGTTCAGGGCTTTCTCTTTGGTCTTGTCCTGGATGTCCAGGACGATGACCTCTGCGTCCTCGTATCCGAGATCCATCATCACTGTCCGGCGCTGGTGGCCCTTGATGATGGTGCCGTCGAAGTTGATCACGATGGGGTCTGCGTACCCGAACTCCAGGATCGACCGCTTGATGTCCTGGTACTCCTTGTCCTCCGGGGTCAGCTTTTTTCTGGGATTGTATTCAGCGGGCCTCAAATCAGCGAGTTTTCTCCGCTCAAACTTCAAGTGCTGCCCCTCCTTCGGCTCAAATTTTCGGGCCTGCGTAACGAAATGCTGAAAAAATTTTCGATTTTATCCGAAAATCCATCGCGCCTTCCTCGCCCCGCGCTGGGGGGTGGGTGTCGGTAGTACCTACGGCCATCGCCGGGTGTGGCCCCTCGACAGAGGAAGCCTCCAAAGCCCTGGAGGCTCCCTCTGCCCTGGGGAGGAAGGAATGAACGAGCAACTTGCCCATTGTTGCTCGCGTTTAGCTTAACACAACAAAAAGTCCTTTTGAGTCCTGACTTTTCTTGGGGCCTTGTTATGCCCTGCGCCCTGGGGCCTCTGCTGCAGCGTGTCCCTGGCCTGTGCTTCTGTGTGCCTGCTGCCCACGGCCCTGGCCCCCTTGCCCTGTGGCCCTGCCCCTGTGCCTCATGAAAATAGGGGGGCGATTCCTGGAATCAGCCCCCGGTGTTGTGTTTTGGGAATGCCCCCTACGGCCCCGTACAAGGCCACACAAGCGCATGGTTTTTGGGTGGTGTACTTTCCTGTCTTGCCTCTAAAAGCCGCCGTTTTTTCCGTTGGAAAAAGCCCTGAATTTCAGGAGGGCGGCTTGTACTTCCTGGGTGTCGAGCAGGAAATCCAAGGCCCTGTTGTAATGGTCATAGCAGGGGGTGCGGGTCAAATGGACGGTTCTCTGGATTTCGCTCCAGGGCTTGCAGTCCAGGTGCCGAAGTTCCAGGATCATGCGCTCCGTGGATTCCTCCGGCAGCAGGTCGATGACGTCCATGATCTCCAGAATAATGCGCTCCGTCTTTTTGCTCTGCTTTTCGATGCGGCTTTCGACCTCTGAAATATCCGCCGCCTCATGGCTCCGAAAATCGCGGCAAAGCCGACGCAGGCGCTCTGTCAGGATCGCCTGCCTCTTTTTTGCTTTATAAAAGCGGGTCAGGTATAGCTTGAGCGTGATGCGCTCAGCCTCCCGGTTTTTCATCTCCGTCGCCATTGGTTGATACCTCCGATGGTCTGCTGCTCGGTGCAAGGGCGTAGACCTTACCGCCCAGGACGCTGAATTTCTGGATGACCTTGTCCCGCTGATCCCAGTCCCGGATCGCCTGCCCCCTCTGGCGGAGGGCTGTGTTGATCGCGTTCATGGTGACCACCAGGGCGAAGGTGGGCAGGGTCTCAAGCTCCGCGAAGGCCTTTGACGCCTCTGCGCCGCTGCCCTGCGTCCTGCCCCGGCCATGCGGCCACGGCCCCATTCTACTCCGTTTCTTTTTGCTCATCGCGTCTCCTTTTCTCTCTGGCGTCCTCCATGGATTCGTGCCACATGGCGGCGATGAAGGTGTTCATTCCGGCGATGGCCTCCTGCTCCGAGGCTCCGGCTCCCTTCATGCCCGTGTAGAAAATGTGGGCCATCTCCGAAAGCGAGCCGAGGGCGGTAATCATGTCCCGGAGCGGGTTCTGCTGCGTTCCGTCTGCCATTTCTCTATCGCCTCCTGCGCCTGAGCCGGGAAGCTGACCACGAGGGCCGTGCCTCCGGCGGCGTTGATCTGCTTGATGGTCTGGGCCTGAACTGGCGAAAGCTCACCGCCCTCCGGGCGCTTAACCTCGAATCCGAAGAAGTGGCCGTCAATGATGGCGCAAATATCCGGGATGCCCTGTCTGCTGTATGGCCCCTGCTGGGCTTTCCAGACGAAGGCCTGCGGATATGCCTCCCGCAGCCACTTGATGATCTTCGCCTGGTAGTAGCTTTCCTTGTGTGCTCTGACCGGGGTGCCCATGGGTTATGCCCCCTCGCTGGCCAGGGGCGGGGCGTCCTGGAATACCGGCTCCGCACTCTCTGTGGTGGGGTTGTCCGCCCACTCTCCTGCGGCCTCCGGGGCCGGGTCAGCGAAGGCATCCAGGTTGCCCTTTTCTCCCTCCATGAAGTGGGAGGCCATCATATCGGCGGTGTGCAGCGCCCAGATGAGGGGGTGCTTGTCGATGGCCTGGCTGATTGTCGCCGTGTCGGTTCCGGTGCTCCCGGTGAAGCCCATGTGCCACCAGATGGCGTACATCTCCGCCGTGGTCAGCTCCGTGTACTGCTTGATGATCATGGCGCTCTTGGCCCCGTGTCCGAGGGGCATTTTATCGTCGACCGTGTAGTAGGGCACCTTCTCCCACTTGCCGGTCTTCTCGTTTTTGGCGTTCCGGGTGCTGGTGGTGTAGAAAAAGGTCTTGCAGATGTCGTGAAGCAGGGCGGCGATGATCACGCTGTCCTGGGGGAAGGTGGCCACGAACTTGTCTGCGACCACATAGTGGTACTTGACCTTTGGGTTTCCGGCTTCGTCCTTCCCGTCCGGCTCTTTCATCAGCAGCCCCCGCAGGGCGTCCAGCACGTTGAGGCTGTGCTGCAGGAGACCACCCTCGCAGCTGAGGTGGTAGTGCGTACTTGCTGGGGCCGTGTAAAAGTCGCTGCGGCGGATGTACTCCAGGAGCAAGCCCATGCCGGGGCGCTGCACCTTGTCCAGCTCTGCTTCAAACCGGGCGATATTCGCTTCTCTGTTCATTCCGTTCCGTCCTTTCTGCCTTTAAGGCTCTGTGCTGGCCGTGGCCGGGTCTGCTCCGATGGCCGGTGGCCAGTTGCTGGTGTAGACCTTGTAGTTGCTGTCGATCCAGGCTCCATTGGGGAAGTCCGGCTTTCTCCCTGGCGGGAGCCAGAACCGGCGGAGGATGTCGTTGTAGATCCAGCGGTTCCCCGGCTCTCCCGTCCAGTGGTTGTGGCGCTGCCAGTAGGGATCGAAGGCCTCCTGTTCACATCGGGCGTATCGCTCGTAGACCAGCTGCTCGAATTCTTCCCGGTCGAGGTGGGCCACCAGGGCCAGTCTCCATTTGTCCCGCAGCCCTCCGGCCTGGTTTTCTTCCTCGATGATGGCTGCGACCTTCTGTTCCAGCCATTCGTTCCCGGCGGTATCCTTCGGGTGCCTGGGCCAGTGCTCCATCAGGGTCTGAAGGTATCGGTCTGCGAACCAGTCAGCCGCCTCGGTGAGCCTGCCGATCAGGGCCTTGTAGCTCTTGGCGTAGGTGGTCTCCAGCTTCTCCAGCGGCACCTGCTGGCGGTTCCTCTGGAGCTTGCCGAAGTCCGCCTCTAACTTTGCAATCCATTCTGTGTCGGTCATCGTTTTGCATTCCCTCCTTTTTGGTCAACCTTACGCCTATTTCTGAAATTAGGAGTATGGCGTGAAAGCCTTGACGTGCCTGGGCTTCCGGCCTTTTTTCTGCACCTTACTCCTAATTTTTTAATACATACCGCTTTTATGAAAATTATTGCAATAATTCATGAAATCCTGCGTTGTGGAAAACTTGCGCAATAATAAGGTATGTTTTCTGATTTTAGGAGTAATAGGAGTAATGTTTTCCACAAAAGCCTTGTGGCGCTTGGGTTTCCGGCCTTACTCCTAACCTTACTCCTAACTTTACTCCTATTTTTAGGAGTATGGTTTCGGGTCAAAACGGGAGTTCTTCGTCGGTGCCCTCGATCTCTCGGAAGCCGCCGAAGGACTCTTGCCGCCATGTCTCCGGGAGGTCGCTGTCGCTGATTTCGTCGGCATCGTCGATGGCGTCCTTGTTCTCCGCCAGCTTGCCGATGTGAAATTCCACGAAGCGGGCGCTCCTGGTTCCGAACCACTTTATGACGGAGTACTGCTTCTTCCCGGTCTTCCGGTCGATGTCTGTGGCGATGAGGTCTTTCTCTGCCATGTACTTCATGGTCTTCCTGGGGCTGTACCCGGCTTTCGTCAGGGCCTGGTTCAGCATGGAGGGGAAGATGTAGGCTGTGTTCCCGCTCTCGCTGGTGAAGCCCAGGCAGGTGCCTATGGCGTTCGCTCCGAAGTAGGAGCGGTTGGCCAGCACCCAGTCCACGATGAACTGGACGGCGTTCTCATTGACGTCGGTGGTGTTGGCCTCCACCTGGTTGATCAGGATGCTCGCTGCCATGCGCTTTGCCTCCGCTACGGATTCCCTGGGGTTGCCCCCGAAGAACCACTCATCAATGAGGCTGTCGGCCAGGGCCACGGCGGCGATCCCCGCGATGTGGGAGCCGTTCTTGCCCTGGCTGGTCTCCCGGATATACCGCTGCATATCCTCGTAACGTTCCACGATCTCCCGCTCATCCATCTGGAGGATGTGCTCAATGAAGGCGGGGCCTGCCCACCCGCAGTCCATAGCGGCCTGCTGGTGCATGAGGGCGGCGTCCTGTTCGTTGTCGAACGGCCCCCCGTAAATCTCCAGGACACGGGTGCTGACGCCGGTCTGGGAGGTCTCTGTGCTGAGGGGTTCTTCTCCCGTGGCCAGGGCCACGGTTCTCCATTGGTGGACGGTCTGGATGCCGCCGCTCTTGGCCCCCCGGATCTTGCCGGTGCCGCTGGCGATCATGTAGACGATCTTCTCCAGCGCCCCCTGGTTATTCCCGGCCAGCTGCCGTTCGTCGATGCCCAGCGGAAGGTCGCAGTAAAATGCCGCCGTCCGCTCCAGGCCCACCTGGGTGGCGTTGAAGTTGACCATGAGGCGCTCCGGGTCTCCCCAGGCGGAGAGGGCTGCTTTCAGGGCGGCGGTCTTGCCGCCCTTGGAGCCGCCCCAGTTGTAAACGAAGAATATCCTCTGCTTCACGATCCGAAGGAGCGGGGCGGCGAAGCTAGCGGCGAGGATGAAGCGGAACTTCTCACGGCTCCGGTGGGGGGCCATGTGTTCGATCCACCGCTCCATGGTGCCGTTCTGGCAGTACGCTGCGGCCATGCCTCGCTGGGATGGGTCAATATCCAGGGTGATCCCCTCATCGTGGCCGGGGATAAACCGCCGCCCTGGTTGCCAGCCGAAGGTGGAGGTGGCGTCGTTTTTGGGGATGATGTCGATGTTCTCCGACTCCAAAGCGCCCAGGAACTTTACCACGTTCTTCGAGTTCTCGCTGGTGATGGTGCAGCCCAAGTCCGCCAGGGCGGTGATGCTCCGGCTGGAGAAAATCACCGACCGGGGGTAAATGGCCCGCTGCCACTCTCCGTCTCGCTTGAAGGCGACCTCCATCTTTTCGTCTCCGGTCTCCAGGCTTTTCAGGCGCTGGGTCAGGAGGATGGGTGTGCGGCAGACATTGGCGGGTGTATGGGTCTTTGGGTCGATCCAGCTGATGCCCTTATCCGAAAAGATCCAGCCCTCCGGCGTCCGCAGGCTGAGGGGTGCGCCGGTGATGGGTTCCTCACGCATCTCTGCCTCCAGGTCGACGGCCTTTGCCCGTTTCAGGGCCTCCCGGATCAGCTTGGCTGCTTCCTCTTTGCCGTGGGCCAGGTAAACGTCGGACGGGTCTTTTTTGCCGAGACTCTGGCAGCTCCAGACGTAAACCTCCCCGGTGAATCCGGTGTCTGCCAGGGCGTGTGTGAGCTTCCGGTAGAAGGTGTCGCCTCCGCCATCCGGCTCTTTGTGGATGTAGAGCTTCAAGTCCTGCAGGCCTATGGTCTGGTAGTCCTTGAACATGGAGGCTCCGGCGATGCCAATGGCGGGGATGCCAAGATACCAGAGGGTCTGGGTGTCGCTCTCCCCCTCAACGAGGACGGCGTATCCGGCTTTCCTGATTCCCGGCAGTCTCCATTCCCCGTAGAGGCATATCTTGCCCTTGCTGCCCCGCATCCAGCGGAACTCCTTTTTCGCGTACCGCTTCCGAATGGCGGCTTCTTTGCCGTCCTCGAAAAAGTAGGGCATCCGCAGGTATTCGGTGCCGTCCCGGTCTCTCCCGGTGTCTACCCTGCAGGTGTCCCGGAGGAAGTCTGCCGGGAGGCGCTTGTCGAAGCTGTACCGTTCCAAGGTGTAGGAGCCGAGGCCGCTGGCGTTGGTTGACTGGGCCTGCCGTTCGTGCTCCGGGGTGATGCCGTACCTGGCCAGGATTTCCTTGTAGGCCTCTTTCGTGTCGATGCCCTGGTACTTTGCCCAGAAGGTGACGAAGTTCCCGCCCTCATCCTCTGCGAAGCAGTGCCACTTCCCGGTCTTCAGGTCAACGCTGAAGCTGTCGTTCCTGTCCTGGTGGAATGGGCAGAGGCCGACCAGGTTGTCCCCTGTGATCTTGTATTTCTGAATGACGGCGGTGTATTCCGCTCGGTAGTCCACGACTTGGTCGAGGTTCACACTGTCCAAAGATGCCATTAAATCACCGCCTGTCCTTTGCTTGTAGTATCATGGGGCTTTCCATGGGGAGGGGGAGGGTGCCGGGTGGCCAGCACCCTCCCCGGCGCTCTTAGTCGAAGGGGAGGACGGGATCGCCGCCGGTGGCCGGGGCGTCCTGGAACTGGGGGGCGTTGGCGTCGGAGGTCTTCTCCCCGGTGAGGGCCTCCCATTCCTCATCACTCATAGGGGATACGTCTACGCCGCCCTTGGCGGTGCGGGGCTGGGCCTGCTCAGTGGCCGGGGTGTAATCATCCAGGGTGATGGCCACGCTCTGGTACTGCTCCTTCACCTGGCGGCGCAGGGCGATGGCCTGGGCGGCGATGGCTGTGGGGAGGATACCGCCCTTTTTGATGACCACCTTGCTGTAGGCGACGCCGTTGGCGTTGGTGGCTTTCTCCAGGGTGAAGCGCAGGATCATGCCGGTGTAGGGGACGCCTCCGGCCAGTATCTTCGCCAGCTGCCGGTTGACGTCCTTGATGGAGGTAGGTGGAACCGTCAGGAGGTAGAGGTTCGGGTCTCCGCTCATCATCAGGTAGAGGCGGCGCATATTTTTGCAGGCCTTGCCCCGGCCCTGCTTGCCGGTCTGGTCGGCCCCGGAGCCGTACTCATTGTAGGGGCATCCCTCGCAGGAGCGCAGTTCTCCGGTGTCCGTCCAGATGGCGGTCTTGCCGTCCATGCTGGCGCAGGCGGGGGGCTGGTTCTGATCCTCCCCGGAGCCGTAGGCCCCCGGCCAGAAGCCGTTGGCCCGGTGGGTGAAGATCACCACGCCGTCGATCTGCTTCATGTATTCGGCATCGTCTTCCTCATCGGTCTGCACCTCGTAGGCGAGGCCTCCGCCAGAGGGGATCTTGATCTTCAGGCAGGTGATGCCGCTTTCGGGGTCGAGGTCATCCATCTCATCCTGCAGCTCCGCCAGAAGCTCCGGGTCGATGCCCTCGTACCGGTTCATCAGCTGGAAGTTGTCAGCGACCGCCAGGGCGGTTTCATTCTTTTTCGTGGCCATGCTTATTCATCCTCCGTTTCAGTGTTGTCAGTGGGGTCTGCGTCCTGGAACTGGGCGGCGCTGGCCCATTCCTCCATGGGGGTCACTTCCTCGCTCCGGGCGGTGTTCTCCGCCTCGTAGAGATCCCGCAGGGTACGGCGCATCTCCGCTGCCGCCTCGATCATGGTGGCCGCTGCCTCCAGGGTGCTGTTGCAAATGCTGGAGACGGCCTCGATGGCGGGGTAGTTGGCGTCGGGGAGCGTCCCCAGCAGGATGGACGTGTCCCCGTCGATGGCCTTGACGGCCTTTTTGATTTTGGCCAGCCGCTCTGCCGCAATGCCGAAGGCCTCGTGGCGGTTTCGGACGGCGGTGGGGGCCTCCCCGCAGGCGGTGATCATCTCCCCGGCGGTCTTGACGGTGTCCTCCGTCAGCTGGGCGATGGCCTTATCGAGCTGCCTCCGGGTGTCCAGCTCCAGCTGCTCATATTCTTCTCTCATCTCTGCATCCTCCTGGCCTCTTTCCGACGGGCCACGTCATTGTAATCGTAGGTCTTGATGACAGCCTCCAGGGCCTCCGAAAGCTCCCCGTGTTCCTCCACGTAGGCGCTCATGGTGGATTGGAGCGTCCTGGCGTTGACCGTCTCCACGATGATGTCGCCGAGACCTTCTTCCCGCAGGGTGCTGAAGAAGTCGGCTCCGGTCTCTGCCATTTCCGCCTCCGACCGCTTGCTGTAGGCGGTCTTGCTCTGGAGGGTGAAGGTGTAGCCGCCGGTGGAGATCCGGGGGCAGTCATCGTCGATCATCTGCTGGGTGATCTCCAGCTTTGCCGCCTCGATGGCGGCGGTGTTTTCTTTGGTCAAGGTGGCCAGCTCATCCTTTCGCTCCAGGAGGGCCTGGTATTCCTTGACCATGTCGAGCAGGGTTCTCATTGCCGTTCATTCCTTTCGCTGAATTCTGAAGCCCTGGTGGGCCGTCAGTCTGGTGTGCGGAGCCGGTGCTTACCGCCTGCGCTCCATGGGCTGCTCCATCATCTTCAGGCGCTGGCACTTGCCTTTGGAATAGGCCATGCACCGCGATCCGGCGCAGACCTCGAAGCGTTCATGCATGGTCTGTTTTCCGGTGAAGCCGTTAGTCTCCCGATCAACCGTTTTCTTGAACGGGCACAGTTTCCGTTCCTCCATGGGTGGTTCCCTCCCTTTCGTAGTTATCCTTCATGTGACTGTTCCGGCGGCAGCAGGAGCACTTCTGGTGCCTTGCCTCTTTCCCGCCTGGTCGCCATCGGCACCCGGCGCACCCGCTGTCGCTTACTTCCTGCGGAGCACCAGCCGCTGGAGGCCGTCCGGGCCGGTCTCCAGGCCAATGGCCCGGATTGCCCAGGCCCTGGCCCGTGCTTCCTCCGGGTGCCACCCGCAGTGGGCGCAGGCCGACGGGTCTGGGCACTTTCCGTTTCGGTCTCCGGGTTGGATACCGAGAGTGCAGGCAGGCCGGGGCTTTTTCTCTTTTGGCATTGTTCATCCCCCCTCGCTGAATAGCTGCCTCCAATCGTCGACCACGGTTTTGGCGAGATCCTCTTTTTTCTGCAGGGCCTGGAGCACCGTTTCGTCGATGGTCTTCTCTGCCAGCAGGTGGATGTAGGTGCATGGGTGGTGCTGGCCGATGCGGTGTATCCGGCTCAGGCTCTGGCTGTAGGTGGCGAAGTTGAAGTTGACGCTGTAAAAAATGCAGGTGTCCGCCGCCGTCAGGGTGATGCCGGTACCGGCGGTGTCGATCTGGCCGATGAAGACCGTGGTCTTCGGGTCGGTCTGGAACTGCTGGACGATGTCTCCGCGATCCTCTTTTTTGATGTCGCCGTAGATGGCCACGGCTTTCATTCCGGCGGAGCGGAGCGTCTTTTCGCACAGAGCCTCGATCTCGTGAATCTCAGGGATGAACCGGGCGAATATTACCAGCTTCTTTTTGCCATCGACCACGTAGTCTTGGAGGATGTCCTCCAGGGCGTCAAGCTTCCCCCGACTGACCAGCTTCGGCTGGATGGCGTCATCCTCCGCCAGGAAGCCGCCGGTGAACTGCTGCAGGCGCAGGAGCTTCGTCAGAACTGTGGTGGCGGTGATGGTGCCGCCGTCTGCCAGCTCCGCATAGCTGTCCCGCCGGAGCCGGTCGTAAAGGTTACGCTCCGAGCGGCTCAGTGTGATGTAGCGGCTCTCGAAGGTCTGCTCCGGCAGGTCGAGGGCTTCCTCTTTGGTCACGCGGTAGGCGATGCTGTGTTCCTTTCGGATGAGAGTGTCCAGGTCACGGTACCGGACGATCTGTTTGCGGTTGAAGCCGCCCATCTCGCAGTAGCGGCTGCGGAAGGCGTAGAAGTTCGTCCCGAAGATGGTAGGGTCTAAAAACCGGTATTGGCTCCAGAGGTCTACGGCTTCGTTCTGTACCGGGGTGCCGGAGAGGATGAGCTTGTACCGGGCTTTGTCCCCCAGCTGGTGCATGGCCTTGCTCTGGGCTGCGTCGTGGGATTTGATGCGCTGGCTCTCATCGGCGATGACCAGGTCTGCGTCGAAGTCCAGGAGGGCGTCGAATATTTCCTCTCTCCAGGTGCTCTCGTAGTTGATCACCGCCACCTTCAGGTGGGGGTATGGGAACCGCTCAAGGTCTGCCAGGGCCTTGAGACGCTGCTGCTTCGTTCCCAGCAGGGTGCGGATGGTGTAGGGGAAGGCTGCGTAATCCTGGAACTCTTTGGGCCAGACGGCGACCACCGAGGTGGGGGCGACGATCAGCACCCTGCTGATCCGCTTCTGCTGGTATCCGGCTCCGGCCACGGCGATGGCCGTCAGGGTCTTGCCGCAGCCCATCTCAAAGAGGAAGCCGAAGCCTTTATTCACGGGTGTCGTGTGGATCACCTTCTATCTTGCTTCCCCGGCGCAGAAGCGCCGGGGATTTTGTGATTTTTGGATTAGAGGTCAAAGCCCGGCGCGAAGCCATTCGAAATGTAGGCGTGGCGGTTGCTCGCGCCCCCGTCCGTGTTCACACGGCAGAAGTACGCCGCGGAGCTCGCAAAGACCGAGCGCAGCCACCAACACCATGTGCCTCTGTTGGGGCACTCTTTTACCCGGTCTCGCTCCTTCAGGAAGATGGGGAGCTGGAAGCTGTCAGGCTCATCCGGCCACCATTTATCCTCTGGTGCTCCGAAGAGATCTGTTGCAGATGGCAACCAGAGCGGGTCTTCGTATTTCTTTACCTCGCCGCCGATGGTCTCCACGATCTCGCGTGGCCGGATGATGCTCCGCAATTCCTGGGGCAGATGGGGATAAATGTCCTCCAGGACGTGCCTGCGGCCCTTGCTTCCGAAGTAGCCGGTCTTGTTGGTATCAGCGTCGTTCATCTTGCATTCGTCGTAGCAATCTTTGAAAATAAAACGGGCCATTTCGCTGTTGACGAATCCGCAGGTCACGGTGACGGTCTTCCCGGTATCCAGGCGAATGTCCAGCTCATCATGGGGCCGGAGCAGTTCCGGGCCTTCTCCGCTCTGGATCGCCGTCTTCAGGGCCGCCAGGTCGATGGTCGTATCCCGGATTGTGCGGATCGGCGTTGCGTCCACTCTCTGGCAGTGCTCTCTGATGAAGTCATCCAGGCTAAGGCTTTCAACTCCGGCCTTTGCGGCGACAGTGCGCTCTGCGATTGCTCCGGCGCTCTTGTCCCAGTCGGGGAGCTGAAGGAGGAGGTCTGCGCTGTCCAGCATGGCGAGGCAGATCCTCATGTAGTCGCGGTTCTCCATGCCGATGGGCAGGGTGGCCGGGTTCAGCGGCAGGTGGCCTGCTTCGCTGACGATCCGGGCGGCGTCATCGAACTCCGCCTTGTAGGTCTCCAGCCTTGATGAGATGGGGCCGGACAGGAAAACTTTCAAGGGCTTTCTCATGGTGTTCATTCCTTTCATCTATGCTCCTTCAGCCGGTCAGGCTGTTAAGGGTCTGAATGGGTGCCCCCCCCCGCCTCCAGGGGGTGCCTCTGCCCACCAGAGGGTGGGGTCAAGGTCGAAGTCGACGTGTGGCGGGATGTCGAAGTATCGGCCTGTGAAGGGGTCATTGTATCGGATGCCCATTTCGTCCAGTTCCCGCATGGCCCGTCTCATGGTGGCCCAGATGCTGCGGGTGTCATCCCAGGCGTAAATGAAGCCGTCCGGGGCAATGACCGATTTCTTCGTCTTGTGGTTGCAGTAGAGTTGGATCGTGCCTCGGTTGATGGTGGTGTCCAGGGCGGCTTGCCGTGCGCTGGGGTAGGCGTCCACCACCTCCAGAGTCAGGTCAATTTTCACCACGGGGAGCTTTTTGCAGTAGGGCTTTCGGTTCCTCGCCGCCATTGCCGCCCGCGCTCGCTCCCGCTGCTCTGCCCTTGTGCTCACCACCATGTTGGAGAGGCTGACGTCTGCCGGATTGCCATTCTTCAGGAGGATGATGTAATCGGGCGGCAGGTTCTTCATCCAGGTCTCCGCCATCAGGCGAGTCATGGTGTGGGTGCGCTGCGTCTTGGCGTCGACCTTGAGGGCGACCACCAGGTATGGGCCGTGGCTGGTGTTCCGAAGGCGGGGGTGCAGTTCTCTCGGTTCCTCCAGGCGGTTGCCAGGGCCGTATGCCCTGTAGGATCGTACCCGGCCCTCTGTGCTGATCTGATACCAGCCGTCATATCCGGGGATGTCCCGCCAACGCTCCACCTGGCCCATCAGCGCCACCCGATCTTCTTTCCACAGCGGTGGCAGTGGGAGTGGTTGATTTGGACGCGGCTGTTGCAGGCAGGACAATGCCAGACGCCGTCTTTGTGGGTTGGCTTCCCTGGGGCCTCGTACTTCCGGTGAAGGGTCTGGTACTGCTTTGCCAGGGATTTGTAATCCTGCAGGAAGTCCAGGGTGGTCTCCAGGTCGGTGCAGCCCTCCCCGCTCAGGGCGGCGAGGATGCGGATGGCCGTCTCGCAGGCGGTGACGTCGGTCTTCCAGATTTCGTTCTCCGGGTCGCTCTTGGCAAACTCCGCGCTGCTTGCCCGAAGGCTTCCCAGTTGGTTGATGATGTCGTTGATGGTCATGGCTTCGCTCATGGTTCATCCCTCCAGGTTTTCAGTTCATCGGAGCGCATACCAATGGGGGTGCTAAAGCCGCTCCAGAGGACATCCACAATGCCCCAGCTTCCCACGCCTACAACCTCTCCAATCCCATATTTCTCCGGGTGCGTTGCAAGGAGTTTCATATCTGGTGTGAGTTCCACCTTGTCGCCAATGTTGAAATTGTTATAGGGCATGGTTTCCGTTCCTCCGTTCGATTGCGTCAGGGCTGGCCCATCCAAAGGCGACCAGGCACATATTGGCCCCCCGCACCTGGTGGTCGTAGAGGGACATCTTCACGGGGTAATCTGTGAGGGGCTTCGGGTGGGGGTTCACCCGCTCACTGTCGATGGCCTCCTGGACGCGGTGGAGCTGCGACCGGCGCTGGGCGATGGCCGGGGGCAGTTGGACGATGCTGGCCAGCTTGTCCAGCAGTTCCATGTCTGCGGTTCCGGTGAGCAGCTGCGTTTTCCTGTCCCACCGCATTTTGTTCCAGCTCTTGATGACCGCGAATTGGACGTTGTCTGCCTCTTTGATTAGAAGGGTGGTACCCTGAAGGGCGATCTTCATGCCTGCGCCGCCTCCATTTCCTGTGCGTAGTCCCTGTAGGCGGTGAGGGCGGCTCTGCTGTAGTCGCTGGAGGCCGCCCCACTGTCAATGGCGATCCTGGCGTTCCCAGGCCCCATGTTGTAGGCCATGTAGAGGTCGTGGTCGGTGATCCACCCGAAGCCGTAGCCCTCCGAAAGCTCCCGGAGGTAGTCCAGGGCAACGGCGGCGCACTGTACCGGGTCTGTCAGGTCGGTGACACCGAGGGCCTCCATGCGGCCTGTGTGCCAGTGGGTGTTGACCTGCATCATGCCGATGCTCACGCCGTTGTCGCCTACCGCATCGGTGTCAAATCTGCTCTCTACCCAGGCAATGGCCATGATGGCGCAGAAGGTGTCCCGGTCTCCACCGCAAAGCTCAAGTATTGCGGCCTGGGTCTCTGCGTCCAGCGGGACGCTCTCCAGGAGCTTGACGGTGGCCGTGACTTCCGGCGTCGGCTCCGGCGTGGCGGTCGGCTCTATGTAGGCGTTCTGCGTCGGCTCCGGGGTGCTGACCTCCGAGGAAGGCAAAGGAGCCGTGGGCGTCCGGCTCCTTTCACTGGCCGCACTCATAAAGACCACGCCGATGGCGATGGCTGCTACCGCTCCGGTGGTGGCCAGCCGCACGATCCGTCTCCGGCGCTGCCGCCTGCGGCGGGCTGCTCTCCGGTCGGCTATGCGCTGCCGAGCTGCCTGTGCTGCTTCGAGTGCGCCCTGTTCGATTTCCTTTTCGATGGATTCCCAGTCCATGCCGCATCCTCGCTTTCTCTCACGCATTCATTCTTTCGGTACCCTTACCCAGGTGCCGGTGGCCTTATCGCAGAGGATCAGGCCGGTCTCTGTCTCCATCACCAGGAGGTATTCTTCGGGGCGGAGGCCGTGCTTCCCGGCCAGGATCTTCTGCTTCCGGGTCAGGCGCTTCAGGTTCTTCATGCTGTCGCCGCCCTTTCCCGCTCCGCTTTCCACCGCTCGTAATCCGAGCGCACCGCCGGGTCGTTGTACGCCTGGAGGATGCTCCGAAAGGCGGCTTGTGCCAGGTTCTCTTTGATGTGCTGGGGGATCGCCCTGGTGTCGATGCTGCCGTGGGCGGTGACCAGCACCTTTGGCTCAGGTCTCATTGCGTTCCTCCTGTTAGCTCTGGGCGGCGGTCTGGTTCGGCTCCGCCTGGGCGGCGGCGATCCGCGCCTGCGCCTCCATCCCGGCAATAAAAGCGTTCGCCATGGTGATGGCCATGGAGCGGCGGTTCTCAGGCAGGGTCGCAAGGAGCGCCATCGTCCGGTCTGCGTTGTCCAGCTGGGCGGGGGTGTAGGCCTTTTCGCTTTTCATTGTGTTCGCCTCCTTTTGTTGTCTCTGCGATAAGTATAAACCGCAACGCGCTATTTGTCAATGTGTTTTTGTTGCCAATGCGATTTTTTGTTGACTTCGCGCTTTCTCCGTGGTAATATAGACGTGTAATTTAAGGGGGTGTCTTTCTTGAACGAGCGCATTAAAAAGCTCCGAAGGTCTCTTGACCTCACCCAGCAGGAATTTGCCGCTCGCATCGGCTCTGTCCAAAATACGATAACTGGGTACGAGACCGGGCGTCGTGCTCCGTCAAGCCAGGTGATCTCTCTGATCTGCAAGGAGTTTGGCGTAAACGAGAACTGGCTCCGAAATGGCGAGGGGGAGATGTTCCTGCCGTCCCCGACCTCTGAGCTTGATGCTCTTGCGGCCCGGTATCCGCAAATGACGCACGAGACCTATGTCTTCATCGAGAAACTGGTCGGCCTGCCAGAGTCCTCGCAGCGCACCATCATGAATTTCCTCCGGGAAGTGGTGGAGGGGTTTGGCGACGTGGAGCCTGGTTCTCCGGCTTTCCCTGGCCGCTCTCCGTCCGCTGCGGAGCTTCATGCCGAACTCGACCGCCAGCTGGGCGTCGAAAAAGAAGCGGGGGGCGCATCCGAAGTCTCTTAGTCTGGCGGCTTCGCCATCATAAAAAAATATGGTATGGTGAAGGGTTCCCCCGCTGAAGCCGAAAAAAAGAGGGGGGAACCAGCCGCCGTGGCTGGTTCCCCCCGTCTGTCTTTAAGGAGGTTGTGATGGGATTTCTGTCTAAGATTTTCGCCCCCTTTGGGGGTGGCACAAAGCCGGGGTTTCAGGCGTATTACAGGACGGAGTACACTTCCACCCAGCTTGAAATGCTCCAAATGGGCTACAAGGAAAATTCAGACCACGAAATCTTTATGCCGGATACGGTTTGGATTGGCCCGCGCTCTAAGGTCTATCACTCCTGTGATCGTTGCCTTGGCACCTCGTTCGGGGTCAGTGGTGGTGCCATTCCAATCCCGGAAAGCGAGGCAGTTCGCCGTGGGCTTCACCGCTGCAAAAGGTGTGAGTGGGGTAGAAGCCCAGTCCCGGCACCAAGCCGCAAGCCTCTTTCGGAGGCGAGGCCGGTCTCTCGCTGCAAGGTTGTTTTAGGGCGCGGTGGCCGATGATGGAGCGCGATTTGTCTCTTGACCGCTGCCAGGGCGACTGTGTCATCTATGCCCGCTATTCCTCCCACAACCAGCGGGATGTGTCCATCGAGCAGCAGGTGGCCGACTGCGAGGCCTATGCCCGCTCCCTGGGCCTCCGGGTGGTAAAGGTCTATGCCGACCGGGCGCTCTCCGGCATGACGGATAAGCGGCCCCAGTTTCAGACTATGCTGCGGGATGCCGCCCATCGGCGCTGGGCCTATCTGATCGTCTGGAAGATCGACCGCTTTGCCCGGAACCGATATGACTCCGCCACCTATAAGTTCCGGCTGAAGCGGTGCGGCGTCCGGGTGCTGTATGCGAAGGAGTCCATTCCAGACGGCCCGGAGGGCATCCTGCTGGAGTCCGTCCTGGAAGGCTCCGCCGAGTATTACTCCGCCAACCTGTCGCAAAATATCCGGCGGGGGATGAGGTATAATGCCATGAATTGCAAGGTGAACAGCGGCTCCATTCCGTTCGGGTACCGCAAGGGCGAGGATGGTCGCTTCGCCGTCGATCCTGGGGAGGCGGAGGTGGTGCGTGAGATCTTCCGCAAGGTGGCCGACGGCATCCCGTTCGTCGAGATCTCCAACGACTTGAATGGCCGGGGCATCCGAACAAAGCGGGGCGGCCTCTGGGGCCGGAATAGCTTTCACCGCCTGCTGACGAATGAGACCTATGTGGGGGTCTATCGCTTCGGGGATGTCCGGGTGGAGGATGGCGTTCCTCCGGTCATCGACCGGGCGCTGTTCCTGGCTGTGGACGAGCGGCTGAAGAACAAGAAAAATCCCCAGGGGCGGCATCGGGAAAACGGGGAGTATATGCTCACGGGGAAGCTGTTCTGTGGTCTGTGCGGCGCTCCGATGGTGGGCGTCTCCGGCACGGCCCGCTCCGGCGCTCTGCATCACTACTATGTCTGCCAAAAGCGCCGGACGGAGCGCAGCTGCTCAAAGGCCAACGTGGGCCGGGATTGGCTGGAGCGGGTGGTGGTGCAGGCCACCCTGGACTATGTTCTGAAGCCGGAGGTCATCGAGTGGATGGCGGATGCGGTCATGGCCTACCAGGAGCGGGAGGCGAATTCCGCCGTGCTGCTGGGCCTGCGGGATCAGCTCTCCGAGAATCAGCGGGCCACGGCCAACCTCATGAAGGCCATCGAGGCCGGGATCATCACCCTGACCACGAAGGGGCGGCTGGTAGAACTTGAAGCGGAGGCCTCCCGGCTCCGGGACGCCATCACCCTGGAGGAAGCTGCTCAGACGCACATCGAGCGGGACTTCATGGTTTACTGGTTTGAAAAGTTCCGGGGCGGGGATCTGGAGGACGCTGCTTTCCGGCGGCGGGTCATTGATTCCTTTGTGAATGCGGTCTATCTCTGGGACGATAGGCTCCGGGTGGCGTTCAACTATTCCGGTAAGGGGTCGGCGGTCGACATGGAGCTTGTCATGGACGCCGAGGCCCTTGCGGGGCCGGAGGGGCGGTTCGTATTAGCTCCCCCGGCCTCCACCAAAT